AGAAATTACCTCACAGCCCCATGAAGAGGGTGAATTTTTAAATCAACCGCACAACCTAGAAGTAACTGCACCGCCGGACCGTCGCACTGGTTTCCCCACACATCAAAACCATGTGACGACTGACGGGCGAATAACTCAATGCGAGGTACATCGCCCAGCAAGTGCACCAACTTTTCCCTGATAACGTCCGGCTTACGCGAGTTTTCCATGCGCGGCGCCGTGACATGCTGGCATATTGACGCATCCATGCGGGGCGGTAGTTTCCCGCGCACCGCAAACAGGCAGTCTTCACTGTTCGCCCTGGTCATATGGCCCATGCCGATCGCGCTGTTCCCCTTGTGCTTATTCGTCTTGTGCCAGGTAAATCCCTTCATGGTCATCAGGCGGAAGCCCCACGCTTCGATTACCTTGAGCGCCTCAGTTGGTTGCGTCGGCACCCACCACATCGCCAGCAGGCAGTTATCCGCAGCCAGATCCCAAACCGGGAGGCGGCAGATATCCAGCACGTTCATAACCGGATATTTGAACCCGGCGCCGCGGTCGCCGTCGGCTGCTTTGTCGCGGTATGACCATGGCGGATCTGCGTAGATAAGGGTGTATTTTCCCGTCATGATGCGTACCCTTTATCTAACATTGCGTGTTTTTTCTTAACTTCGGTAATAAGCGATCTCACGCGCTTCTCTTCGTGAAAAAGCCTGCGGTAAAGGTCTTTGCGCATATCGTCGTACTTGATCAACTTTTCGTAATCCCAATACGGGTAAACGCAGCCAGTGTAGGAATCACGCAAAGTCTGATAATCGTCAGGCGTTATAGCCATTCCGCCGAAAAATACGTAACATTTTTTTAAGGATTCCATATCGTTGGCGGTTATGTCTCGGTGCCCTGGAATGCAGCCTGACCACCAGTGGTCTCTAACTTTTCGCTGGCTTCCATCTCGCATATTTAACGTCATCTCACTTCCAGCAAACGCTTTAAATGCTGCACTTGCTGGCGAATACAGAAGTGGGCGTTTAAATGGACCGTCACTACCGATTAAATCTCTTCCAATCTCGTCATAGACAAAATCTAGCGGTCGATTCAATACCAACGCCTCGCTGTTATTAATCTGAACCACTGCGACAACTTTCAGCTCTTCATTTTTAATTTTCATGCTGCCACCTTCTTGCTATTCAGTTGTTCAGCCACGCGCTGAGCCTTAAATGGATTACGGATAACCTGGCCGCCGGGAGCTAACCACCCGCGACGAAGTGTCGAGTAAACAAGCGTCACTTTTCCGACGGTGATGTTGTCGTGAGGATTAGTCATAAATCACTCCGCGATTCAGGATCCCGCTGTAATCACCGCAGCGCAGACCGTTGCTTTTCGTTATGCACTGTTCACGACGAACGGCGATCTTGTGTCGCTCAACTTCACCCTTTGCCGCATCCATACACAGAAGCCACAGGCGAGCGGCGACACGGAAGTGACCATTTTTCTCTCTGGCGATAGCGCGTTTCTCGATCTCCATTGCCGCCGGTGTCACAGCGATCACTTTTGAAACCTCACTCTTCGACACATGGTCAAGATGGTACTTCTGCAATTTTGTTAACTTTGGCTTATTCATTTGATCCAGCCCTCTCTGAAAATAACCGCCAGCAGGTAAAGCCAGGCAGAAATTGAGGTCAGGTATAAGTACCATCCTGACCACTTATTCCAGTGCCTGATCAGCGCTGTCATGCTGCGTTACTCACCGGACGATAAACGCGCTGATCAACCGGCGGCTTTTTTCCGGTGTATACATCCGGGCTTTCCGCTTTTCGTTTATCAAGCCACTGCTCGACTTCCTCTTGTGTCCATACGCAGCGGCGGTCAGTGATATACCAGCGTTTTGGGAATTCGCCTGCGGCTTCCAGACGGTCAATCGTGCTCCATGACAGTGGCACCACCGCCAGGAGTTCCTTCTTGCCTAATGCACCTTTCATAAAAACCTCTCTGGTTGCAGTGCGGCGCGTGTGGCGCCGCGGTGGTGGTTACATCGGTACTTCGTTCAGTTCGTCGCGGCGGATGGTGTAAACGTCGGTAGCCATCTCCAGCCATTTACCTGACAATGCATCTTTCGCGCCGGGGCGTTTCTTACTGTCAGGCCATGTACCGCCATTAAAAATCAAGTCCAGTTTCTCGACGCTTTCCGCATTGCTGGCAGCTTCGGTGAATGACTTCAGCATTTCGTCAGGATCTCGACCTTCATTCTTGGGATGGTCTTTTTGCTCTGGCTTCGAGTTAATCAGACTGTTCATGCCTTGAGCCGTTGCCGCAGGTGGCGTAATGTCACGCTCTACGCGAGGCGCAGCCTCCTGCAATTCGTCAGGTGTATACACGCCAAGAAGGACATCAGGAGCATGCAGACGCGCCCAGCGCTTAACGCACAGGTATGCCAGTTGCTGACGCGGATCCTGCTCCCACAATGGAGAGTTGCGCACTCCTGCCTGCGCCATGCTGATGGTTAACTCGCGAGGCTCAGCTTCACCCTTGATGACTGCCGACACTGTTACAGTCAGCGACGGTGATTTATCTGTCTTTCCATTCACTTTTGACCAGTCACCATCCCAGCGGTAATTCAGGCGTGAGGTCAGCAGGTTGGATGAGGACACGACAGCGTTAACCAGTTGAGCTTCGTAGCCCAGCGTGCCGTTAACCACATGAGTTTTCTGCGCGACTGCGAACGGGTTCATGCCCCACTGCGCCGCCTGCATGGTTACCGCCAGGCAGTCAGCAGTTTTGCCAGCAAGGTGTTGCGGCACGGTGGCCTTGCTCTGCGCCATCAACTCTGCAAAGCGCACCAGTTGATTCATGCCTTCAGGGCTGAAGATTGCAGCCGCAGTGCCGACGGTGGCGCCTGGCTGTGATGTGATTGCGATATCGTTACTCATACGTACATATCCTGTTTGCGTGCCCACTCAGGGCGTTTAATAATTTCTACACCACCCCATTCATCACTGATGCGGCATTCGTGATAGGTATTCAGATCCCGTCGGAATAACTGGTGTCCGGCGTCAACGTCTGGCGCATCCAGTTCGAACACGCGGACCGGGTATCGACCGCAGTCGATGGTTTCGCTGACAGCCAGGAAGAAGAAGCCATGCGGTTGACCTGTAACATTCAGCGCACCCTCTCTGTACATGGCGTCCTGGACGTGATAGCGAAATTCCTCGATGTGTCGTGCGAAGCGATCCATGTCGGCAACCTTTTTCACATCGACGATCACGTTGTGCTCATTCAGCCATTTGTCCGGACGGATTCGGCACAGTTCGCCAGTCTCATCGTCGTTCCAGTACATCGACGCTTCACAGCGGCCTGGTGCTTCCAGCATCCAGCGCGCCGCCGGGTGGGCCATTGCGCTGTCGCGCATCAGTTTCAGTTTCCGGCCCTGTTCGGCGTCCATCACCGTCATACCCATACCGGCAACATCGCGCAGGAACGCCTCTTCGTCGGCTTTACCCTGGTTGGTGCGGCGGTTGAATTTCGGCGCCACGATGAAACGCTTGTCGAATTCTTCCGGTTCCAGAAGCAGGCAGTGCAGCGCAGTGCCCATATCCAGTGCGGATTTCTTCTCTTCATCTTCCGGCGCATCCTTCACCCATTTCAGAAGTGCAGGGTTCTTTGCCACCATATCCAGTTGTGACTTACTCACGCCGTCACCGGCGTGGTAGTCTTCGTTGCTGATGTCGAAATAGATGCCTGGTTTCATGCCGCTGCCCTCGCGCTGTCGATCTTGTCTGCCTGGTCCAGGCGGGCAATAATTCCGGTAAGTTCACGCTTGAACGCCGACATTGTTTCTTCGTACTCGCAGCTTTCTTTTGCCGCTTCCAGAATTTCACGGCGAACACCGGCACGAAGAAGAGAGCGATCGAATGATTCATCCAACTCTGAACTGCTGGTTGCGTCGATCAGCTCAACGTGGCGGGCGTACAGTTCAGACGACAGCTGGTAGTCGCTGTCAAACTGAGCGACTATTTTTTTCAGGTTATTGATTTGCTGGATGTTCACTTTCTCACCCCCATATCCATTTCCGTTTTTACCGCCAGCTTGCTGACGAATACCCAGCTGATTGCTTCTCCCAGCGTGCGAAACTTCCAGCTCATCAGCCCGCAGGCGGTGACGCAGTACCAACCGTTAATGATTTTCCACTGCATGATTGTTACCTCGGCTTGTTACCGTTGAGGTAATAATTATCCATATGTGGTTTGTAGTCAATAGGTATGAGTGTAAAAAATTACCTTATGGGTAATTGTTTGGTAATCGTGAAGACAATAAAAAAGCCGCTCAATGGCGGCTTAGTTATTGATTTTGTGAGTATTAATCTGTGGTTTTTTTATTCTGACTGATAACGAATTCTATGTAGCTTTCTATCTTCTTTTTTTCTGCTTCAGGTAACAATCCGTAACTTGGTCGGTCATATCTGATAGCCTCTGGATCGTGAGGATGAATGAGCAATTCATAGCCATGACGGCCGAACGCCGAGGCGACAGATTCGAGAGTTGATATTGATACGCTTACTTCGTTGTTCAGCATTCTGCTGACAGTGTTCTGAGATATTCCGCTGGCGCGCTCGATCTTACCTTGTGATGTCAGGTTATCGCTTTCTCTCATCCAGCGCTCAAGGTTATGGGCTGCTATGATACCAATATCAGTTGGTCCTACAGGTACAAAGCTATCAAGCGTCAGAGATCTGTCGATGTCCAGCCAGTTACGCGGCTTATTTGCTGCTGCCTCAATCTTACGGGCAACCTGATCACCGATTATTTTCTTTCCAAGAACCCAACGATTAACCAGGTTAGCCTGCGTGTTCATCCTTTCTGCAAGACGCGTCTGCACGCCGTTAAATTCGCGGTCTATTAGATCCTTGAGATTTTGTCTGCGTACGTCCTGGATACTTTTCATGCTCTTGAAAATAATCTCTTAAGTGAATGAGTAGGTAATTCAATTAAAAGCGATATTACCTCACGGGTAAATGCACCCTACAGGTAACTAACCTTGATTTTTGTTACCTTATAGGTGAGTATTTATTATCTGTAATAAATATCAGGCAATAGCTATGAGCGAGAACGCGCAATTCGATTTCAAAAAGTACTGGCTTGCACTTACTCCGGATGAGCGTGAAGCCTTCGCAGAAGAGGCAGGAACGACAAGCCACTACATCCAGACACACCTTACAGGAAAAAGGAAAATGCCAGGTAAGACACTGATGAATGGACTTTTTAAGGCCGCTAAGTCCCGCGAGTGGGTGCGTACAAAGGCGGAACTGGCATTCTTCTTTTACTCCTGATTATCTCCACCATTCCCCATCAGGCCGCCTTCTGGCGGTCTTTTCATATCTATTCGTACCCTAAAGGTAATTTTTATCCATATATGGTTGATCTTTTTTCGCCTTGATGCAAAATTACCAAAGATAAATAACAAATGGAGGGTAAGTTAATGAAGCGAATTACACAGCGCGAGGCGCTCGAACTCGGACTGACCCGGTTCTATACCGGGAAAAAGTGCATCCATGGCCACGATAGCGAACGGTACACAATCAGCGGCGAATGCGTCCAGTGCAATAACGACCGAGCGCGTCGTCAGCAGCAGTTGCGCTCGGAGAAATTGAAAGCAGCCAGAAAGTCGCGGGAGGCAGCATGAAGATTTTTTTCTCAGGTTCCAGCGCTCAATTATGCATTGAAGCAGATACAGAAGAAGAAAAGGCGATGCTCATTATGTGGCATCGGCTGAACATTTCAGATCAGACAATGTATTGCGACATGGTTGAGGCCGGTTGCTTAGCTGGGTTGCGCCTCTGTGGAATCACTGATCTCGAAAAAGAGTAGGTTCATATGGCTAATCAATGGCTACGCCTGTGGCATGACATGCCTAATGATCCGAAGTGGAGAACCATAGCGAGAATATCCGGGCAACCGATAGCACTCGTTCAGGCCGTTTATGTCCACCTTCTTGTAAGTGGGTCACAAAATGTCACGCGCGGTCACGCTGATGTCACGAACGAGGATTTAGCGTCACATTTTGATGTGACGGAGTGTGACATAGACGCTGTTATTAATGCCATGCAGGGCCGCGTTTTGGATGGAACATATCTTACAGGGTGGGAGCGGAGACAGCCTAAAAAGGAGGACCGTGGGAATGATGAAACAGGAGCAAAATCAGCAACTCAGAGGAAAAGAGAGCAGCGAGAAAGGCAGCGGATGCAACAACAAGAAAGCAATGAGTCACACCAATGTCACGACATGTCACGACATGTCACGACAGATAAAGAAGAGATAAAGAGAAGAGAAGATATAAAAGATAAACCCCACATAGGCGACGAACAAAATCAAGCTGTGGATAACTCTGAAGGTAAAGAACCAGATCCAGATGCGAACAATGCGGTGCTGAATGGCTACGTTGCGCCGGGCGGAATGGGTGAGCTTGGAAAATTCCAGATGCACGATAACTGGAGGCCGGATCAGTATTTCATCCAGCGTGCTGCGCTATGGGGGATAACCCTGAAAACAGATATCACACCTTTCGAACTGGCAGACTTCATCACGTACTGGAAAGCAGAGGGTAAGGCGTTTCATCACGACCAGTGGCAGCAGAAGCTGGCAAGAAGCGTGCAGCGGTCAAGGTCAAGACCAGTTCAGCATCCACAGCGTGACATAAACTCAATGTCTGAGCCTGACACGGAGATACCACCAGGATTCAGGGGATAGCAGCACAGCGCGCAGCAGCGCATTTTTTTACGTCCAGATAATTACCCGTTGGGTAACAAAAGATGCTCATAAGTATTGATTTCGAACCGTATATGGATTTTAATTACCCAAGAGGTAAATCATGACAGCATTTTTAGGGATTGACCCGGGATGTAGCGGCGCACTGGTTCTCATCACTGAGCAGGGCGGCTACATCGACCATCTGGAAATGCCAACCATCAAGGTCGGCACCAAGTCCAGAGTGAACGGCGCAGCGGTTGCTGCGTGGGTTAGGCAGTACAGAATCACGCATGCGTACCTCGAGCAGGTAGGGGCAATGCCAGGTCAGGGAACGGCCAGCATGTTCACCTTCGGACATGCGGCTGGCGTAGCGGAGGGGATCATTCAGGGGCTCAACATTCCGTACACACTGGTAACACCGCAGGCCTGGAAGAAGTCAGCCGGGCTTATAGGCAGCGACAAGGACGCGGCACGCAGCAGGGCGATTCAACTTTACCCAGGACTCAGGGCGCTGGATGCAAAAGCGAAAGGCCAGGCCATCGCAGATGCGCTGCTAATCGCCAGACATGGGATCTGCATCAAATAACGATCCTTTTAGTTATCAAACTAATCAATAACTTATACGGGTAAGCGGGGGTAAAGATGGACGGCAATATCATTGAGTTAGTGAAGTTAGGGCATGAGCTGGCGAAAGAACTGCATTGTGCTGAGTCTGCCGCTCTGGTGCGTGAACTGGCATCGCAGCTTGAAGTGCAGTTTGCCCGTAGCAATGCTCTTGCTGCAAAGCTGAGCATGATTAACGGCCTCATGGATGCTGCTGAACAGGCGAACAAACTTGCGCAGGGAGCAACGGAAAAACTGGTACAGGAGCGGGACGCGCTGGCTGCGGAGAATGCGGGGCTGAAAGCTGCGTTTGATAAGCCTCAAGCCTATCTATCCTGGCACGCTATTCCTCCAACATGGGAAGACCCTCTCCCATGTGGTGAGTATCTTGATGTTCATGACGAGGCAGGCCACAAAAATTCCGACGGTACTGATTGCTGGCCTGTTTTTGCCAAGCCTGAAATTGAAACCCCAGCCACATCCGCTTTCCTGGCTGAAGTGCGTGCGCAGGGTGTGGATGCGGCTATCGAGCACCTGCATAAAAAGTTTGAAGGAACCGGTCAAATCGGCGTGCCGGTGATGGCGCTTGAGTGGCTGGCGCAGGAACTTCGCAAAGGCGGTGCTGAATGAGTATCACAGTGGAAATGTTAACTGACTACAACCTGCTTAATACTCATGGCAACCAGTGGAAGTATCGTTATTCGGTAGGTTCAGGATGGTTATCTGCAAGCACCCATCAGAAAGCTATTGACGGGGCTACTGAGGCGTATTTAAAGGCTTCTCCCACCGAACTACTAACCAGAGAACAGAGAGCGGAGAAGGCTGACAAAGACGATTTTCAACATTCAGATGGTATGTGGGGTCACCTATCTATGAATGAATTACTGGCTCTTTTTGAGCGAATGGGAGGGGATGTTTCATCTCTGCGCTCATCCTCATCACGAGAATTTAATAGCAATGGCGGAAGACGAACTTCGTGCGCAGTATCTTCAGCAGGCGCAAGGGAAACTTCTGAAATGAGAATGAAGTTAAATCGCTATATTGATTTCCGCAAGGAGTCCGCACAATGAGCAATTTACTACCATGTCCATTTTGTGGCGGCGTAGCACACATCGCCAGTGAATCAGATCATCCTGAATATGGTTCAGGTGGACGATTCTACTTTGTTCGTTGTGGAACGTGCCGTGCTCAATCTGGCAGTAAATATGCGGGTCCGGGAAATGACTGCCCGATTTTTTATTCAGAGGTTAGAGCTGAGTGGAATCATCGAGCAGAAGGAGCAGCCCAATGAGCAACATCGATAAACAGGCGCTGCTTACCGCAGCAGACACTGAGGCGCTAAACAATCTTCCTTCCGGGTGGTTCAGGGCTGAGCATCTTCCATTTAACCGTCCCATGTATCGCTGCGAACGACTTGAGCATCAAGGGAAATATTACCAGAGAACAATTAATAAAGCGGGCGCAAGCGAGATTAGAACTGATGCAGGAAGTTGCGCGGGAATTCAGCGAAAGCCCTAACGCACAGATGGATTTTCGCCTTGCCGAAATAGCGTTGGCATCGCTTGACGCTGGCAGCAACAGCCACCCGGCGCACGGTCCTGTATCACTCGATCGCCTGCACCAGATACGCTTAACACTCAGCAAAGCCGCAGCACAAAGCGACGGCGGCAATGTCGGTTACGCAATGTCTGATGCTGTGAAAGTGATTGATGAATTGCTGGAAGTGAGGAAGGCGGAGCCGGTTGCTTTCATCAATGGAGCGTGGACGCTGGTTTATTATCGCCCGCCGAAAGAGGCTGGCCTGAAGATTGGCGATAAGCTCTACACCGCCCCGCCAGCGCCGGTAGTCCCTGCAACTCTTCCGTGCTCCGTTGAGTTAAAGCCAGGTCTTATTATCGGCAAGGGCTGCAAAACAGAAACTTTGCTGACTGCTCTGCAACGTCGCGCCGACTATTACGCTGAAATTGACGCTATGACGCCGGAAGAACGCGCAGAACATGACGCCAATATCGAAGCATTCAAAGCCATGTTGCCACAGCCAACACCGGTAGTGCCGGAAGAAGCAACACCGAAAAATATTGAGATGCTGGCGAGCGCCCGCGTTAGAAATGTTACTTTTCAATGGGATGAGGATGAGCGTAATGCTGCGGCTGACTCGTGGAACGCCTGTCGCGCCGCCGTGCTTAACGGAGGTAAGTCGTGAAAACTATCCAGTTATCAGAGCGTGAGCTTTCCATGATTTTCAGCATGCTTACGCCGCCCTACGCCGTCAGCGATACACACACAGACGAGTTCAACGAATTGCGTAATAAAGTCTTTTACGCTCTGCGTGATGCTCAGAACGATGAACATGTAAGCCAGCGTTACAAGTTGCCAGTTATCGGCTGGTTGCGTAGTGATTACAACAGTGACGACAAACGCGACCCGAACGCACCTCTGTTTATGCTGGGTAGCAATGATCCGACAGAAACATGGGGAGTGAAATACATTCCGCTGGCTGGCAACTCTCCGGTGACTACGGATTGTTGGGTGGCTGTGCCGGTTGAGCCGACACCTGAAATGATTGCTGCTGCAATGGATAGTGATGATGTGTCTTTCGATAAGGAGGATGACTCGATGTTCTATGTTCACCACGATGCTATCTGGCGAGCAATGTTAGCAGCTGCACCGCAGCAGGAAGCTCGAAAAAGTAATGTGATAGGCAGTTATCAGGGTGCTGACGGGCAAGAGCATCCAATCGTCAGTCTTTCATCGCCGCAGGAGGTGAAATGATGGACTGGCCTACTGCGTTCATGATTGTTGGTGTGGCGTTTGCTGTGGCCGCAATGGTTATATGGGGGTGAGGTGATGACAGTGTATCTTCTCCTGGTTCTAACATACTCAACAGGCAGGCTGGAACATGTTCCATTTTATACAGAGCAGTCATGCCTGGTCGATGCTGAAAAATTACGCTTAGGAATGTCTCGCAACGTTGGCTTTGTGGAATGTGTGAAAAATGAGGTTCCGAATGGCTAAATCCTCCGCAGAAAGAAAAGCAGCGCAGCGGGCAAGGCAGTCCGCCGCCGGTAACCGCAAACTTGAATTGCTACTCGATGCGCAAGAGGTGGAAATGCTGGAGCAGAACTGCGCCGCCCGTCGCCCTGGTCGTGCGCCGTATGACATGAGCGAGTACATCGCGTTGCTGATTCGCCAGGATGATGCCCGTGCGCGCTGGCGGATTAAGTCTATCGGAAAGCGTCGGTGTGGAAAGTGTGGCGACGCGCTGCCGGTTGTTCAGTGTCCATGCGATGGTGATTCAACATGCTGGGTAACGCGTGGCTGGCATGAGACAAAATTATCGGTGTGACATGTCACGAAGTGCATGATTAATCGCAATGGCCGCCGACTATGGCGGCTTTGTTTTGCGTGATAGTATTACCTGCATGGTAATGAAATTACTCAGGTGGTAATTATGCCCGCAACACCAAAACCCCACAAACGCAAATCAACGCAATATAAGCCTCTTACAGCGATGATGGAGGCTTACTGCCAGTCATACATTAAGACACCTGAGAACCAGACTCAGGCGGCGATTAACGCAGGATTTTCACCTAATACGGCAGCGGTAAAAGCCAGCAACATGATGCGCGACGAAAGGATCCAGAAACGAATCGCTGAACTGATGGAGGAACGCAACAAGCGAAACCGCGTCAGCGCTGATTACGTCCTCATGCGCCTGGTGGAGATCGACCAGATGGATGTGCTGGATATTCTGAACGACGACGGGACGCTGAAACCCATCCGCGAGTGGCCGAAGATATGGCGTACCACGCTCAGCGGGTTCGACCTGTCGTCTACCATCATGAACATGAACGAGGATTCGATAGAAACTATCCTCAAAAAAATCAAATGGCCTGACAAAGTGAAGAACCTGGAACTAATCGGCAAACACGTCGATGTCAACGCCTTCAAAGAGCGCCTGGAAGTTTCCGGCACCGTCACCATTGCCGACAAGATAGCAAAAGCACGTCGCCGCGTTAAAGAACAGGCTGGCGGTGAAGAATGACAGCCGCAGCCATGTCGCCGGAAGAGCAGTTGATCGAAGACATTGCCGGATTCACCCATGACCCGTTGGGATATGCCCTGTATGCGTTCCCGTGGGGAGAAGATGGTACAGAGCTGGCGCACGCCACCGGCCCGCGTAAGTGGCAGGCCGACGCATTCCGCGAAATACGCGATCACCTCCAGAATCCCGCTAGCAGATATCAGCCGCTGATGCTGGCCCGTGCATCCGGTCACGGTATCGGCAAGTCCGCTTTCATCTCGATGCTGATTAACTGGGGCATGTCCACCTGCGAGGACTGTAAGGTGGTGGTGACCGCCAACACCGACAACCAGTTACGCACAAAGACATGGCCGGAAATCATCAAGTGGTCGAATCTGGCTATCACCAAAGAATGGTTTACCTGCACCGCCACAGCGATGTGCAGCAACGATCCCGGTCACGATAAACGCTGGCGCGCTGATGCAATCCCGTGGTCCGAGCACAATACAGAGGCATTCGCAGGGCTGCACAACGAGCGCAAACGCATCATCGTGGTATTCGACGAAGCCTCCAACATTGCCGATCTGGTGTGGGAAGTAGCTGAGGGTGCGCTGACGGACGAAGACACCGAAATCATCTGGGTGGCGTTCGGTAACCCGACGCGTAACACCGGGCGTTTCCGCGAATGTTTCCGTAAATACCGGCACCGCTGGAAGTGTGCGCAGATTGATAGCCGTACCGTTGAGGGGACTAACAAAGATCAGCTTAACAAGTGGGTTGAGGACTACGGCGAAGATAGCGACTTCGTGAAGGTCCGCGTACGTGGAATCTTCCCTGACGCATCTGAAAACCAGTTTATTCCTTCTGGCCTGACGCAACCGGCGGTAGGCAGGGTTATCACTCCAGCACAAGTCCAGCACGCCGCTACCGTCATTGGCGTCGACCCGTCGCACCAGGGTAAAGACCCGGCGGTGATTTATCTTCGTCAGGGGCTGCATTGTAAAAAACTCGGTGAGTACCCGCGAACTACTGATGATGTCTGGTTTGCCAAGGTGATCGCCGACTTCGAAGATCAGTACCATGCTGACGCCGTATTCATCGATTACGGATACGGGACCGGGCTGAAGTCAGTTGGAGATAACTGGGGGAGATCGTGGACGCTGATACAGTTCGGCGGCGGAACGGCAGATCCTGAAATGGCAAACAAACGCGGTGAGATGTACAAGTCAGCTCGTGACGCGCTTAAGCTGGGCGCGCAACTTGACAGCCAGGATTTAGCCGATGAACTGAGCGCTCCTGAGTACAAAGTGAGGCTGAAAGACAGCAGGAAGATATTGCAGGACAAGGACGAAGTGAAAGAGTTGCTTGGGCGGTCGCCGAACAATGCCGACGCCTATGTACTTACCTACGCTTTCCCGGTAGTGAAGAAGCAATACATACCAGGACAACAGAATCAGCAGGGCAAGGCGCTGACGGAATATGACCCGTTTGCATAAAAAAGCCCGCACATCGGCGGGCTGATTGTGACATGTCACGGCGTTACATTAACTCTTTCCATTCAACCCATTTTCCAGTTCTGCGCTTAACCTCTTCTCTTTTCAGAAAGAGGAGCTCTCTGCAACGCTCGCATCCGTCAAACTCATCTGCATTCTTTTTGAATGGCGCGCCTCGCCGATATGTGTACGTTCCGCAAACACATCTGACAACATATCGCATACCGCTATTTTTACCCTGTGATTTGCTTCCCTGCATATCAGCCATGCCAATGATAGTTAACCGTCCGCGTTTTCGTCCAATCATTGATTCTACTTCGCGGCGATGTTGCGGATTTTTGATGTTGTAGGTAGGGAAAACAGGCAAAGGTAAATCGCTGTCACCTGTCTGGATAACTTTATTTGGTGTCCAATCCACGCCCTTTCCAACAACTCTTGCAGCAACCCTGTCAACCGGTAGTCGCTTCATGTCGAATAGGTCTTTGCTCATTCTAATCACCTTAAAAAAATGCCCACCGAAGTGGGCGAACTGGAAGCAATGAGGGTGCCTTCCTTGGCTGTCACGGGTTTACAATACAACGTCATCGCAATGGCGCTCTGGTGTAAAGACGCATTAGGCGGCTTTTGTGACTGGCGTTAACCATGCTTTGTTGAATTCCCGCATGGCTTCTTCTGGGGTGCTACCTACGCCGACAACTCCGGTTGGCAGGTCGCCATATATCGCAAGCCATTTATCTCCATCCTGACTAAGTGTCGGTCTGTACAAAACACTCGGTTCACGCATGCATTCAGAAGTAATCTGAAAGTCAGAGGCAACGTTGAAGAACACGTTTTGGAAATATCCGAGGTCAATATTCATACTTTTCTCCGGTAAAAAGGGCGGTGGTCAGAAAGGAATAACTGCCACCGCCAACACTTGCACTGTAACTACGGGCAATCACGGTCCTAAGGCGTGATTTGGTTGTGGTGGCCGGTGCTGATCTCCGGCATTCTCCACCCTTAGTCAGTCAGTTTTTCCGCTCGAGTCCGGAAGGAGATAGAAACTGTCGACACTAAATTCACGCATCAGCCTGCGCATTCACCACAACGCTGAGAGCACTAATTTAATTATCTGCGGAACCTGTCGCCAGATATCAGAAACAAATGCTCTCATCGTTGCATCCTCGTCTCTTCCGAGGTGTCACACCGTATCGCCACGATGGTGAATCGTCATGTCGTGCATACCGTTCACTGACTTGCACATTCCTGCTACCCGGTAAGTCATTTAGCAAGGAACTCCCGGACCACTGCGACACATGTGCCATATGCCGTACTTCTCACATCCGCACTATTTAATTACCTTAAGGGTAATTATTGATGCAATAACTGTCAATACTCTACGATAAATAAAGCATATGTGGTTAAATTGGTAATAATTTAATTGCGTACGGAGTCATTGTTATGTGCATGGGTAGCTCTCCATCAGTGCCAGCGGCACCGGAAGTACAGGCTGCACCGCAGGAGCAGGATGCTGCTGTCGTTGATGCCCGCGACGAAGAAACCCGCCGCCGTCGTGCTGCTGCCGGGCGTAGTTCAACGTTGCTGACTGGCGCGCAGGGCGACACTTCAACTGCCAATACCAGCGGCAAAACTCTGCTCGGTCAGTAAACGGGGTCATTGTCATGGCGGAAACAACGAAAGAGCGGTTGAACAAACAGTTCGCACAGCTTAAAAGCGAGCGCCAGTCGTTCGAACCACACTGGCGCGAACTTAGCGATTTCATCAATCCGCGTGGTTCCCGCTTCCTGACTTCCGATGTCAACCGTAACGACCGCCGCAACACGCGGATCATCGACTCAACCGGCACTATGGCTGCGCGTACTCTTGCCAGCGGCATGATGTCAGGCATCACCAGTCCGGCGCGTCCGTGGTTCCGTCTTGCTACTCCAGATCCTGACATGATGGACTATGGCCCGGTTAAGCTCTGGCTTGAGACAGTACAGAACCGCATGAACGATATGTTCAACAAGTCGAACCTGTATCAGTCACTTCCGCAACTTTACGGCAGTCTTGGGACGTACAGCACCAGCGCGATGGCTGTACTGGATGATGACGAAGATATTATCCGCACGATGCCTTTCCCGATCGGCAGTTATTACCTGGCTAACTCCCCGCGTGGAAGCGTTGATACCTGCTTCCGTAAATTCTCAATGACCGTTCGCCAGCTTGTGCAGGAATTTGGCCTGAGCAACGTCAGTGAATCAGTGAAGGGCATGTGGGAAAGCGGCACGTATGAGAAATGGGTAGATGTGATGCACTCAGTGTATCCAAACATCGACCGCGATACGGCAAAGCTGGACAGCAAGAACAAGCCTTTCAAATCCGTTTATTACGAAGTTGGTGGCGATAACGACAAGCTGTTGCGTGAATCCGGTTTCGATGAATTCCCGATCATGGCGCCGCGCTGGGAAGTTAACGGCGAAGATGTTTACGGTTCTTCCTGTCCCGGTATGCTGGCGCTTGGTCCCGTTAAAGCCCTGCAACTTCTCCAGAAGCGCAAGTCTCAGCTTATCGACAAAGCCACTAACCCGCCGATGGTTGGCCCAACGTCGCTCAAGAATCAGCGTGTTTCTCTGCTGCCTGGCGACATCACCTACATCGACCAGATCTCCGGTCAGGACGGTTTCAAGCCTGCTTATCTTGTTAACCCAAGCACTGGTGACCTGATTTCTGACATTCAGGATACGCGGCAGACCATCAACAGCGCCTACTTCGTCGATCTGTTCATGATGTTGCAGAACATCAACACCCGCTCAATGCCGGTTGAAGCGGTGATCGAGATGAAAGAGGAAAAGCTTCTGATGCTCGGTCCGGTACTGGAACGCCTGAACGACGAATGCCTGAACCCGCTTATTGACCGGGCGTTCTCGATGATGGTTCGCAAGAACATGCTGCCACCTCCACCGGATGTTTTGCAGGGCGAGCCGCTGAAGGTGGAATACATCTCCGTCATGGCACAGGCGCAGAAGTCTATCGGTCTCTCCAGCCTGGCATCCACTGTCAACTTCATCGGTCAACTTGCTCAGGCAAAACCTGAAGCACTCGACAAGCTCAACGTTGACCAGGCGATCGACTCATTTGCTGATATGTCAGGCGTGTCGCAGACAGTCATTGTTCCGCAGGAGCAGGTTGAACAGACTCGTCAGGATCGCGCCCAGCAACAACAGCAACAACAGATGATGGCTATGGGTATGGCGGCAGCGCAAGGGGCTAAGACTCTCAGTGAGGCGCAGATGAAAGATCCCAGCGCGCTCTCGGCAATGGCTCAGGCAGCAGGCGGGCAACAGCAATGACCGATTATGACGACGACAAACTGAAAGAAGAGAACGCGCGTAAGCAGCGCGATCTGGCTCAGCGTGAAATCGACGATATCCGTTTCGTCATGGACAGTAAGCAGGGGCGCCGCGTCGTCTGGTCAGTGCTGGAGAAAGGGCGTGTATTTTCCGCCATTCCTCCAATGGACGCGCTGGCAATGGCTTTCAACGAAGGGCAGCGCAATCTGGCGCTGGAGTTGTTTCAGCGCGTAATGGCGTACTGCCCTGATCAGTATCTGAAGATGGCCGCAGAGGCCAGTGAACAGGAGTGAACATGAATTTATTTGAGCGTTTGCTGTATCGCCGCCTTTGCAATGAGCAATCAGTCGATGGTGGCGCGGCACCTGCGGCATCAGAACCTGCACCAGCTACTGGTGATAATCCGGCTCCGGCTGGTGAACCTGCACCGAAGGAAGGTGACATGTCACAACCAGGCGCTGAAGGCGGTAATCCAGCAGAAGATAAGCCTGCGGATGGTGAGAAGAAGGAAGGAAATAAACCTGCTGAAAAGAAAGACGACGATAAACCCGAAGGCGCGCCGGAGAAATACGAGTTTCAGGCCGCTGAAGGCGTCGAACTGGATACCGAAGCACTGAAGGAATTCGAGCCGGTAGCGCGTGAGATGAACCTGACCAACGAGCAGGCGCAGAAACTGGTTGATGTCTATCCGAAGATCCTGGCTGGCGTACAGCAGCGACAGGTAGAAGCCTGGCAACAGACCACCGAACAGTGGGCTGCAGATGTTAAGTCCGACAAAGAGATCGGCGGTGACAAGCTGCCTTCAAACCTCAGTGCCGCACAGCGTGCTCTGGATCAGTTCGGTACGCCTGAACTCAAAACATATCTGAACGATACCGGGCTGGGTAATCACCCTGATCTGGTGAAGGCGTTTGTGAAAATCGGTAAGGCCATGTCTGAAGACAAGGTTGTATCCGGTGGGCATGACAGCGGCGGCAGTGATTTAGTTTCCGCCTTCTATCCAAAAAAGTGAGGTATGAAAAATGGCTTTAATTGGTCAAACTCTGCCATCGTTGCTTGACATCTACAATCGTACTGACAAGAACGGGCGAATCGCACGCATCGTAGAGCAGTTGGCTAAAACCAACGACGTGCTCACCGACGCGATCTATGTGCCGTGTAACGACGGTTCAAAACATAAGACCACCATCCGTGCTGGTATTCCTGAGCCGGTATGGCGTCGTTATAACCAGGGCGTCCAGCCCACCAAAACGCAGACCGTACCGGTTACCGATACCACTGGTATGCTGTACGACCTCGGCTTTGTCGATAAAGACCTGGCAGATCGTTCAAACAATGCAGAGGCATTCCGTGTCTCTGAAAACATGGGCAAACTGCAGGGTTTTAATAACAAAGTTTCCCGCTATACCTTCTACGGCAATACAGATGCAGAGCCTGAAGCATTCATGGGCCTTGCTCCGCGTTTCAACACGCTCAGCACCAGCAAAGCTGCGAGCGCAGAAAACGTGTTCAGCGCTGGTGGCTCCGGTTCAACTAATACATCCATCTGGTTTATGTCGTGGGGTGAAAATACCGCGCACATGATTTATCCGGAAGGCATGGTGGCTGGTTTCCAGCATTCAGATCTTGGCGATGATCTTGTGTCTGATGGTAACAATGGTCAATACCGTGCTTATCGTGATGAGTTCAAATGGCATCTCGGTCTGAGTGTCCGCGATTGGCGTTCAATCTCCCGTATTTGCAACATCGATGTCACCACTCTGACCAAAGATGCGGCCACTGGCGCCGACCTTATCAGCATGATGATCGATGCATACTACGCGCGAGATGTTGCGATGCTTGGTGACGGTAAAGAAGTCATTTACTGCAACAAAACGATCCACGCGTGGCTGCACAAGCAGGCGATGTCAGCTAAAAACGTCAACCTGACAATTGAAGAGTACGCCGGTAAGAAAATTGTTTCTTTCCTGGGTATTCCTATCCGTCGTGCTGACGCTCTGCTCAACACTGAATCTGCCGTAACGGCGTAAGGAGATAAAAATGTTGCTAGATCAGCAGGCTTTATTCTCCGCGGCTCAGGCCATTACGGCCACCGCGGCATCCACCAACGTCATTGATACCGGATCCAGCAAGGATGTCGGTAAATATGGCGATATCCCGCTGCTTATTCAGGTTGTTGAGACATTCAATACGCTGACCAGCCTGACAGTAACGGTTCAGACCGACGACAACTCGGCGTTTAGCTCTGCCACTGATGTCATTTCGATGGTGATCCCGTTGGCATCGCTGACTGTTGGTTACAAAACTCCGGTCATCACTCTGCCGATGAAGCTCGAACGCTACATCAGGCTGAACTATACGGTAACCGGTACCGCGCCAACCACTGGCAAGGTGACCGCTGGTATCGTTGGCGGGGTGCAGACCAATGTCTAAATACCTCGTGAAAGTGCGCTCATTCATCAACGGCAAACTTCACGAACCAGGTGATGAGGTTGAGTTTGTAGGTAAAGCAGGAAGCAATCTCGAGCTTATCACTGGCGAAAATGCGGTTCATAAAGAGGTTGAAAAAGAACCTTCTTCTGAAGAACTGCTGGAGCTTGACCAACTTCGCGATATTTACGAAGAGATGTTTGGTGAGCGGCCACATAAAAATACCAGCGCAAAAACGCTGAAAGAGAAAATCGACGAACGACGCAAAGAGTTGGGCGTTTGATATCAAAGCCGGGGCCATTCGGCCCCACTTTTTTATGTGGAGACCGTCTTCATGAAACCTGTAAATCTCAAAATTGGCACTGATACTTTCGAAGGCGAGGATGGTAAGCCAGAAACCCGCGATCAGTATCCTTGGGGGTTATGCATCACCCTGAACAATGACACGCTTACCCGCCTTGGCGTTGAAAGTAACGCATTGCCAGGCGTCGGTGACATGGTTGCCATCATTGGTATTGCCAAGGTGCGCAGCATTTCGTCTCACACAGATGATGAAAACGAGCAGAGCAATAGTGTCGATCTGCAAATAACCGATTTAGCATTGGCCCCGCCAAAGCGTGATGAAGCTAAAGAGTTGAAGGATGCATTTTATCCGGTAGGGGGTGAGTGATGGCTTCTGTTGTCGAGATCTGCAATCGCGCGCTGTCGAATATCGGCAACAGCCGCAGCATCAACAGCCTGACTGAGGCCAGCAAAGAGGCGGGGGAATGCTCCCTGCATTTCGATGCCTGTCGTGATTCTGTTTTGTCAGACTTTGACTGGAACTTTGCCACTAAACGCCTGGCTCTTGCCGATACGAATAACCCGCCGCCTGACTGGGCGTATGCGTATCAGTATCCGTCTGACTGCCTGCGCATCACTGAAATCATGCTTCCAGGTGTGCGCAATCCCACTGCTGCAATGCGTGTTCAGTATGAAGTTGGTGCAGATACAGACGGCACCGGAAAGCTGATCTACACAGACCAGGCGCAGGCATGGCTTAAATATGTAACGCGAATCACTGACGTGAACATGTTCGACGCTATTTTCATGGAAGCGCTGGCATGGCGTCTGGCGGCCGCCATCAACATGGCGCTGACTGGCAACGCAGATCTCGGTACTTTTGCCCTCAACATGTACAACCGAGTGATCCTGAGCGCTGGCTCTCATAGCCAGAACGAATCACAGGAGCCGCAGCCACCGGTGGATGAATTTACTGTAGCGAGGTTGTCCTGATGGCTATCAGTTGGATACAGCCCAGCTTTGCTGGTGGCGAAATTGGCCCGTCGCTGTACGGGCGTATCGACATGGCGAAATACCAGGTGGCATTGCGCAAGTGCGATAACTTTATCGTGCGTCAGTATGGCGGTGTGGAGAATCGCCCTGGTACGCGCTTTGTCGGCGCCGCAAAATACGCAAACCGGAAGTGCCGTCTGATCCCGTTTCAGTTCTCGACGGTTCAGACCTATGCGCTGGAGTTTGGTCACAACTACATGCGCGTTATCAAAGATGGTGCACTGGTGCTGAACAGCAGCAATGTTATCTATGAGATCTCCACTCCTTATGCAGAAGCCGATCTCTTTCGCATCAAATTCACACAGAGCGCTGATGTTCTGACGCTGGTGCATCCAAACTACCCACCAAAAGAACTACGCCGCTACGCGCACGACGACTGGCAACTTGTTGACGTCACCACCAAAAACGGTCCTTTCGAAAATATCAACGTGGACGAGAATGTCACCGTATACGCCAGCGCAAGCACAGGAACCATTACGCTTACCGCCAGTTCGTCTATCTTTGGCGCTGAGCAGGTAGGCAAATTGTTCTATCTTGAGCAACCTGCCGTTGATTCAGTTCCGGTATGGGAGACCAGCAAAGATACAGCGATTAACGATGTGCGCCGGGCAGACAGTAACTACTATCGCGCCGTTACCGCAGGTAAAACAGGTACGCTCAGACCGTCACATACCGAGGGTACTTCGTGGGATGGCTGGGGCGGCACTGGCGATGATGACACCGGGATCGAATGGGAGTATCTGCATAGTGGATTTGGTATTGCCCGGATTACTGCCGTCAGTGGTACAACCGCCACGGCAACCGTTATCTCATTCATTCCATCACAGGTAGTTGGTTCCGCTAATGCTAGTTACAAATGGGCGAAATACGCATGGAACAGCGTTAACGGTTATCCCGGCACGGTCGTTTATTATCAGCAGCGCCTGTATTTTGCCGCCTCTTCTGCATTCCCCCAGACCATCTGGGCAAGCCGCACCGGTGACTATAAAGACTTCGGGAAGAACAACCCGACGCAGGATGATGACCGGATCATCTACACATACGCCGGGCGCCAGGTTAATGAGATCCGCCATCTGATCGATGTCGGTTCGCTGGTTGCGCTGACTTCAGGCGGTGAATACGTCATTACAGGAGATCAGAATAAGGAACTCACCCCTTCTGCGTTTGCGTTCAGTTCGCAGGGATCTAACGGCTCCAGCAACGTACCACCGATCGCTGTGGCAAATATCGCATTATTCGTCCAGGAGAAGGGGAGCGTTGTCCGTGACCTTGCCTATTCATTTGACGTTGACGGTTTCCAGGGTAATGACCTGACTATTCTTGCAAACCATCTTTTCCAGAAGCGCAGTATTGTTGACTGGTGCTTCTCTATTGTTCCGTATTCCAGTGCTTTCTGCGTTCGTGACGACGGCAAGTTGCTGGTGATGACGTATCTGCGTGATCAGCAGGTTTTTGCCTGGGCACCGCAGTCCAGTGCCGGTAAATATGAAAGCACATGCAGCATCAGTGAAGGTAGTGAAGATGCGGTGTATTTCATCGTTAACCGAACTATCAACGGGCAGGTTGTCAGGTATATCGAGCGCCTTTCAAGTCGCATGTTTACCAGCGATGAAGATGCATTCTTTGTCGATTCAGGCCTGAGTTATGACGGGAGAAACACATCTGATCGAACAATGACCATCACCGGCGGATCTGGTGACTGGGACTACCGTGTTGACTACACCATTAACGCCAGCAGCGGTGCATACTTCAACAGTAGTGATGTCGGCGCACAACTTCAGTTTCCCTATACCGGAACCGATCCAGATACTGGTGAAGCGGTGGAGAAAGAATTGCGTTGCGACATCCTGTCTGTAACCAGCAGTACCGCAGTTGTGGTGCGGGCTAACAGGGATGTGCCAGAAATTCTCCGCAACTCAGCAACTACTAACTGGCAGATGGCGAGACAGACATTCGCCGGACTTGATCACATTGAAGGGCAGACCGTGAATATTCTTTCTGATGCCAGCGTCGAGCCGCAGAAAGTAGTGACCGATGGGGCTGTAACGCTTGAATCACCGGGTGCCGTTGTGCATATCGGTCTGCCAATCACTGCCGAGTTCGAAACGCTGGACATTAATATCAACGGGCAGGAAACGCTTCTTGATAAGAAACAGGTGATCCCAGCCGTAACGCTGGTGGTTAATGCCAGCCGCGGTATCTGGGCGACTACACCAGGCGGTAAGTGGTACGAGTATCCACAGCGTGAATTCGAGTTCTACGATGATCCTGTCGATGATGCCACCGGGAAAGTGGAAGTAAAACTCGACAGCAACTGGGACAAAAACGGGCGCGTTAAAATTCGTCAACTTGATCCGTTGCCGCTTTCTGTCCTTGCTGTTATTCCTCGCCTGACAGTGGGGGGATTCTGATGATCGACGTGCAATTACTCCCGGCCACAGAAGAACATCTGCAAATGATTCTGCCCAATGTGCGTCAGGCGGATATCGATGAACTGTATGCTGTATCTCTGATGACAACAGAGGCGGCGCTGCGTGTTGGTCTGCGCACTGCAACAATGGCCTGGTCTGGATTTGCTAACGGTGAACTGGTCACCATGTTTGGCGTGTCCCCGGCGTCCATGATCGGCGGCAACGGCATTCCCTGGCTTGTCAGTACGCACCTTGTCGAAAAGTACCAGAAGACGTTCCTCCGCCGTAGCCGTCATGCATTGCAGGACATGCTGGCCGTATACCCGCATCTGGAGAACTACGTCGATGAGAGAAACCACGTTGCAAAAGCGTGGCTGCACTGGCTCGGCTTCCGGCTTGAAGATGCGGCGCCATATGGCGCGCTTGGACTTAACTTCCACCGATTCCACATGGAGAGAAAATAATGTGCGGACCAGTAGCATTTGTTGCTGCATCAATAGCGATGTCTGCTGTGCAGGCGTACAACCAACGCCAGCAAGGAAAATACGCAAAAGCTGTTGCTGAACAGAACGCTGATATTGCGGAGGGGCAGGCGCAGGATGCAATCAACCGGGGGAATATCGAGGCAGACCAGCGCCGCCGGGAGATGCGGCAGCGCTCAGGAACAGCAGCGGCAACAATGGGGGCAACTGGCGCAGAGCTAAGCAGCGGAACCGCGCTGGATATTTTTGGCGACAATGCTCAGTTCGGTACTCTGGATGCGCTAACAACAGTAAACAACGCTCAACGTGAGGCGTACGGCTATCAGGTGCAGGGGATGAACTATACAGCACAGGGTAATGCTGCACAGAGTCAGGCAAGAGCAGCAGTAACGCAGACTCTGTTAACCGCTCCCCTGAAAGCCTATGGCGCTTATCAGATGGGCGGCGGCACCTGGAGTCCGTTTACTCAAAGTAACGCAGCGCCTATTTCCGCTGCTGTAGGTACTCCGACAGGTCGCTAAGGAGAAAGTAAAATGCCAGTTGTGCCAACTACTACCGGTCGTCAGGTTCAGAGCAGGGGCGTATCCACTCAGGGATTTTCCACGTTTCAGACGCCGAATATCGCTGAGGTTATTGGCAATGTTGCTGAACAATATGCAGGTGTTTATGCCCAGGCAAAGCAACGAGCCAATGTTGCAATGGCGCAGGACGCATCACTGAGCTTAAGCCAGATTAGCAGCGATCTTCTGAATAACCCTGATACAGGATTGCTTAACCTGAAAGGGAAAAATGCGATCGGCAAAGGGCAGGAGTACACGCAGCAATTTGATTCACAGGTAGAGCAACTGTCGATGACGCTGCCTGATGAGCAGTCACGCAATGCTTTCCTGCAACAGGCGCAACAGTATCGCGTACAGTTCACCACGCAGGCCGGACGACATGAGATAGGGCAGATCAACGCATATGAAGAAGGCCAGTTCCAGGCTACGTTGCTGAACAACGGAAAGAATGCGGCAGCAATGTACGGCGACAATGCCGCGTATGTATCGGCGAATCAGCAAACATTCCAGCAGATCGATGAGTATGGCGCTGCGCATGGCTGGAGCGATGAGCAGATTCAGGCCAAGAAAATAGAATTTAAAGAGAAGGTTGCAGATTCTGCTCTCTCCCAGTGGTCGGCGAATAATGCGACAGCATTCATTCAGAGTAATGGTGAGTTAAGCGATACGGTTACCGGTTCGCGCCGGGCGACATCTGATGGTGTAGCCGTTGGCGGTGTCCGTGGTATCCGCAACAACAACCCTGGAAACCTCGAATACAGCAAAAGTAATCCGTGGGTTGGGCAGACTGGAGACGATGGTCGTTTTGCTAAATTCGAAACGCCGGAGCACGGTATTCGCGCTCTTGGCCGTAACCTTATGTCATACCAACGGCAGGGTATTGATACCGTCAGCGATATTATTAATCGCTGGGCGCCGCCTACTGACAATAATGACACAACCGCGTATATCAAAGCAGTATGCGAACAATTAGGTGTTTCGGCTGATGAACCTCTTGACTCGTCAAACCCTGATACCCTGAAAGCACTTTGCGCTGCGATCATTCATCATGAGAACGGTAGTCAGCCATACAGCGATCAGCAGTTAACCAGCGGCGTCAGTGCGGCGCTTGGGCTGTCATCCATTCCAACCAATACCAAACGCTACACCGGAAATGCGGCGTTCGACGCTGCATCACCAGAAGCGCAGGCCAGTTTTATGCGTCAGGCAGATCAGATGCGCCGTCAGCAGCAGGCCGAGTATAAAACGACGATTGATAGCCAGGTACGCGATGCGACGGCGGCATACATGCGCGGTGTTGAGTTCCCTAACCCGCCTGATGAGGCCGCATTCACGGCGGCTTATGGTGTCCGTGAGGGTAACCTTCGGTACACCGAATTTAAAAATACGCAGATCGCCGGGCAGTACATCGGTTCGTTCCGCAACATGCCTACCAGCAGTATCACTGCATACGTCGATCAGTTACGCCCTGATACCGGTGAAACTGGCGAAGGCTACGCGTCACGCGCCGCGCTGTATGACAATGTGGTTACCGCTGCAAATCAGGTAATCAAACAGCGCCAGGCTGACCCTGTGCAGTTCTCGCTGGCCGCCGGGCAGACGAAGCCGATCGACATGAACAACCAGGCAAACTTTGGGAAAAGTATAGCGTTGCGTGCCGCACAGGTTAACGATCTGGCAAAAGCATACGGTACGCCGCTGACGTTCTTTTCCAAAGAGGAAGCGAATCAGATCGGCACTTTCTTCCGTGATGCTCCAGTTTCTCAACAGTCTGCGTACCTCGATACCATACGTCAGAGCACCGGCGGCGGTCAGGTGTACATGTCAGCACTCCAGCAGATCAGCGCCAATGCGCCATCGGCAGCGGTTGCCGGAATTCTGATGGATAAACCAGGTGGCGTTGTGGCCGAGAAAAACTGGTTCAATCCTGACGTGTCAGTATCACCAGAAACAGCAGCGCAAACCATTCTCTCAGGCGCAGCAGCGCGCAAAGGCTCTGATGATGCGAAAGGTATACCGATGCCGAAGGATACCGATCTGCGCCTCGAGTTCTCTGACATGGTGAAGGACGCATTTTCCGGTGACGCGCAGGGCGCATCAATGGCCTATGAGATAGCAAAGGACTATTACGCCGGGGTGATGGCTAAGAAGGGCGTGGTGTCCGGTGAAATTGACAGTGACACCTGGAAACAGGCTGTTAACGTAGCTACTGGCGGCGTGCACGATTATAACGGAATGGGCAATGTACTGTTGCCGTGGGGCATGTCATCTGAGCAATTCGATAAGCAGGTTGATCAGGCATGGAAAGCACAGGTTACTGGCGCAGGAATTAAAGCACCGCCGGGGCAGTACGGTCTGCAAAGCTATGGTGACAGCCAGTACCTGGTGAAACTCGGCACCGGCTATTTGCTGAGGGATGACGGTACGCCTGTCGTTATCGATCTCACACAGCAGCGCCAGCGTTTCTCAGGAGATATCCCGCAATGAGTTACTTCGGCCTTAACCAGGTAAACCAGAACCAGCAGCTTGACGAGGCAGCGTCAAACCCTGCTGGCTTTAACAGTGACGTCGGGTTCTTCGATAACTCGGTTGGCGCGGCGGCATCAGGTCTGTATTCCGGACTGGTGGCAAAACCTGATCAGTTGCTGTGGGCCGGGATGGATAAAATCGTATCTCCGATCGCTCAGTTCGTTAACGAGAATACGCCCATCAATGACACTTCAGCTTCATACATTGCCGAACAACGCAAACTCGCAGAGCAGCAGGTTAAGCGGTTGACTCCTGACGCTGCGACAACCGGCACTGCCGGGCAGGTGCTTTATGGACTGTTCGATATGGGCGGCCAGGCGGTTGTTGGTACAATGCTCGGTGGTCCGGTCGGCGGCGCAGCGGCTGTTACTTCTCTACAGGGATTCTCTGAATTTGAACGACTGACAGCGCAGGGTGTTGATTTCAGAACGGCACAGGAAGCTGGTCTGGTGCAGGGCATTACTGCTGGCGCCGGAACACTGATCCCGATGAGCCTGGGGTTGCGTGCCGGTGGTGCGCTGGCGGAAGGTGTCGGCGCACAACTGGCAAGAACCGGGGAAAGCGCAGTACGTAGCGCGGCGGCAACAGCGGTACGCGCAGCGCCTGATATCGCCTACGCCGCAGGGACGAATATCGCGTTTGGCATGGCGCAGCGCGGTCTTACCGCAAAGACGCTGCGTGATGGCGGTTATAACGAAATGGCTAACCAGTACGATGTTTTTGATCGGCAGGCTATCGCCATTGATGCTGTACTTGGCGTGGCGTTCGGCGGTGTGGGTAGATTCATCAACTCCCGCGGTGAAGCCGCCAGTGTACCGGAATTTTCACCTGCTGATGTCGATGCGGCGCTGGCGGCAAATGCAGCCCATCATGCTGAGATTGATATTGCTCCCGGCGTGCCGGTTAACGTTCTTTCGCGTGACGCGCATATTCAGGCGCTGCAAAAAGCAATGTCTGATGTCAGCCAGGGTAGACCTGTTGATGTGGCCAGTATTGCAGAACCGGCTTCATTCACTGAATTACCCGGGCGCAGAAACCTGATTTCTCAGGCAATCGATGAAACGCTGTATCGTACAGAGGAAGGTAGCACTCAGATTGCAGTTGACACCAGAGCGCTTGAGCAGCAAGCGGCGCAGGCTTTAGACGTTGAGCAGGTTAATCAATTGCAGACGGATATCGCTGGCATCGAGAGAGCCATTGAAACGCTCAACCAGGAACGCTCTGGAGTGCTGAACGAACAACCTTCAGGCAGCGGGCGTGAGTTGTCTCGCGCACGCACAGCGCGTCAGGAAAGACTGCGTGATATTGACCAACGCATCAATGACGAGTCGGTCAGGTTACAGACGGCAAAAGATAATCTGGCGGCCAATGTTGAGGGCGGCGTTAACTTTGAGGCGCGGGCGGAATTAGCCAGACGGCAGCAGGCAGAAAGTGATCTCAATGCTCAGGCTGTATCATTCTACAAAACAGCAGAGGTCAGGACGCCTGATGAGGCCGCACCTTTTGAGCCAGGGGCCGTATTACGGCAGGCAGAACAAAGGCCAACGGCAGAGCAGGCTGGTGATATGGATCTGCGTATCGCTGAGGATTCCCTTGCTGAGTCACCGGACATGGTGATCACTATTCTCGATGATGAAGGAAACCCGCAGTCGCGTAGCGCGCGTGAAGTTCTGGACGAAGCAAGCAGAGAGAACGAACAGGCGATACAGGATTCAGGTCTGTTTGATGTGGCTGTAGCGTGTTTCTTGAGAGGATAGCTGAATGAGACAGGAATGTATTCAGGCGGTACAGCAGGCGGCACAGCGCACGCTAACGGCGCGAGAAATACAGAACATCGAAGACCGCATTTACCGCAATATGCGATCTATAGCCCGTGACGATCCGATGTCATGGCGTCAACTTAACGACGCCGAACGGCTGCGCCGGGCCGGGCAACTGGCGGCTGAAGAATTGCAGCGAGAAGCGGCACTGAAAAAACGACGTGTCGCGCTTACCATCGCCGCTCGCCAGCGCCTGGACAACTTCATAAACAGTTATCAGGGGGCTGATGGAAAGCTCGGTGCACTCAACCGCACGATCGCCTTCAGTGCCGACGGTAAATCAAACTTTCTTTCTGTTGAGTCCCGTACAAAAGCGACACGTGATTATGCGTTAAGCCAGTTGCAAGAAGCATTCGAAGCTGTAGACCCTCGTTTCTTTGGTCTGTTTGAAGATGAAGCAGGCGTGCGCGATCTGGTATTCGAGATGCGCGGGCAGGATACCGGCAATGCGAAGGCCAGAAAAGGAGCAAAAGCCTGGGGTGAGGTAACCGAACTGCTGCGCCGCCGCTTCAATGATGCTGGTGGAGATATCGGCTATCTGGAAAACTGGGGTATACCTCAGCACCACTCGATGGAGAAAGTAGGTAAGGTATCGCGGGATAAATGGGTGAGTGACGTCATCGGGAAACTGGATCGCAAATACTACACCCGAGCCGACGGCCAGTTGATGAATGATACTGAATTGTCTGCATTCCTTGGCGAAGCTTACAACACCATCGCCACTGGCGGCCTGAATAAGCTTACCGATACCGGTATGCGTATTTCCGGTGCGCGGGCGAACCGTGGCAATGCGTCACGCCAGATCCACTTTAAAGACGCTGATTCATACATTCAGTACCAGCAGATGTACGGAGACCGGTCACTCTGGGAAATCATGGTTGGTCATCTGGAGGGGATCAGCAAAGATATTGCGCTGGTGGAAACCTACGGACCGAACCCGGATCATGTGTTCCGCTCTCTTCTTGATCAGACGAAGTCAGAGACAGCCACGGCTAACCCGCAGAACACGGGCAAAATAGAACGGCAGGCGAACAACACAGAGAACCTCTATAACTTCATCTCAGGTAAAACTCAGCCGGTAGCCAACCCGCATGTCGCCCGATGGTCTGACAACATCCGCAACTGGATGGTTGCCAGCCGCCTCGGTTCTGCGTTGCTCGCATCGTTCTCCGATCTTGGCACCATGTATCTGTCGGCAAAGGTTACCAATCTTCCAATGAACCAGTTGTTCCGCAACCAGTTAGAGGCGATGAACCCGGCTAACCGCACTGAACTGGCGCGGGCCCGCCGCGCTGGTCTGGCGATGGAATCATTACTTGGCAGCGTAAACCGCTGGGCGATGGACAACATGGGGCCGTCAGTATCCCGCTGGGCGGCAACTGCTGTAATGCGTGCCAGCGGGCTGACTGCATGGTCAGACGCGCACAAGCGAGCCTACGGCGTCACAATGATGGGTAGCCTGGGGGAAGTTGTCACCAGAACGCCGAATCTGAAAAGCCTGTCTAATGACGATTTCCGTATACTGAAAAGCAAAGGAATCACCGATACCGACTGGAGCGTATGGAAACTGGCGCAGCAGGAGGACTGGGGTAAAGGCAACGATACGATGCTGACGCCGGAAAGCATCATGCGTATTCCTGATTCTGCTGTACAGCACCTCGGCGCGCCGGAACGCGTCAAGTTTGAAGCGATGCGTAAACTTCTGGGTACCGTGACTGAAGAGGTTGACATGGCGGTGATTACGCCGGGTGCCCGTGAGCAGATGGTTACCGGTTCAGGCATCCAGCGCGGGACATGGAAGGGAGAATTAACCCGTAGTGTATTCCTGTTTAAATCTTTCCCGATCTCTGTTGTTATGCGCCACTGGTCGCGCGCTATGGGCATGCCGTCTGCCGGTGGTCGTGCGGCATACATTGCTACGTTTATCGCCAGCACAACCATTCTAGGCGCGCTGTCTCAGCAACTCAATGACATGGCGTCCGGCAGGAACCCGCGTGATATGACCGGGGAGGATGCCGCAAAGTTCTGGCTTGGCGCATTACTGAAAGGTGGGGGTTGGGACTGTATGGTGATTTCCTGCTTTCCGATCACACCAGATACGGCAGCGGTGCGCTTGCGTCTATGCTTGGCCCTGTTGCTGGTCTTGTTGATGATGTGGTTAAGATTGCCCAAGGCATTCCGCTCAATGCTGTTGAAGGCAAGAGTGAGCAGACTGGCGGCGATCTGGTGAAACTTGGGAAGGGACTGACTCCTGGTGCGAATATCTGGTATTTGAAAGCAGCCATAGATCACATGATCTTCAATCAGATGCAGGAGTATTTTTCTCCTGGCTATTTGCGTAAGATGGAGCAACGTTCGAAGAAAGAGTTTAACCAGACATACTGGTGGCGGCCACAGGATGTTACGCCTCAATAGGGAGATTAATATGTTCCTTTTCATGTTGGTTGTTATAGTGCTTGTGGCGTTAGGAATAATGAACCGCAAGGGAATTATTGATGATGGTGAGTTTTCCGTAACGGTTGTCGTGATCCTGTTTGGTGTGGCTGGATATTTAGGCGTATCGCAGTATTAGCGTGACATGTCACAAAGGCCGCTTTCGCGGCCAACTTATCAGGTAGTTTCCTGCTTCAGTTTTTCAACGCAGTAATCAAGATGAGTTTGCAGATCCTGCATGGACATTTGCGAGCTTGTTACGTAGTTCACCAGGGCAGAAAGTTCTGCCAGCGGCCCGTCAACATTAAAGCCGTCCTTGTCCAGTTCCCGCAGCAGCTTCATTAGTCGCGAGTCATCAACGAGTGATCTTACGCCTGCCGGCGTGTGTATTCGTTCGGTAAATCCTTCTTCCAGCGGGTGGTGATACTGCCGTTGCATTTCTTCTTCTCCATGCAGTAACTGTATAAACATACAGTAGCAAATGCTTCTCCTTCTTTCCAGCATGAAATGCAAATTACCTCACAGGTAATAACTTCGCTGTTTGTTATTCATTCGATTCATATACGGTTATTCAGGTAATAGAATGTTCTGAAGCGCATGCGCACAGGGCGCACTTGCAACCTGGAGAAAATGACATGACGGTCTCAACCGAAGTTGACCACAACGATTACACAGGGAACGGCGTCACGACATCATTCCCCTATACGTTCCGAATTTTTCAGAAGTCTGATCTGGTGGTGCAGGTTGTTGACCTGGATGAAAACATCACGGAACTGACTCTGGATACTGATTACACCGTTACCGGCGCCGGAGGTTACAACGGCGGTAACGTTATCCTTTCCAGCCCACTGACAAACGGATACCAGATATCCATATCGCGATCACTTCCAGTGACGCAGGAAACCGATCTAAGAAACCAGGGCAAGTTCTTTGCTGAAGTGCATGAAGACGCCTTCGACAAACTTACTATGCTGATTCAGCAAGTAAGAAGTATGTTCAGCCTGGCGCTCCGCAAGCCGTCATTTATAGCCAATTATTACGATGCTCTTGGCAATTATATTCGTAACCTGCGAGATCCTTCACGCCCGCAGGATGCCGCGACAAAGAACTATGTTGATGGTCTTGCGTCCGGCAACCTTAGCCGCACTCTGCGCGTTCCTGAGCCAATTAACCAGCTACCTGGTGTTGAGGGCCGACGCAATAAAATGCCCGCGTTCGATGACAGCGGTAATGCCATTGTGGTTGTGCCGCCGTCAGGGTCTGCATCTGATGTAATGATAGAGCTGGCGAAGCCAACCGGTGCAGAGAAAATCGGCTATGGTGATGTGACTGTTGCCGAACGTCTGTCTTATGTCGTCTACATTACTGGCGCTGATCCCTCTGGCAGCACGAGTGCTGTGGCCGTAATACAGTCCGCTATTGACGCCAATAAGGGTAAGAAACTCGTTCTCCCAGCTGGCGACTATCTGATTGATGACACAATTTTCATCCCCCGAAATACGCAACTGTGTGGCGTAGCTCCGATTCCAACGATGTTCCATGACATGGTGCATAACAATGCAATTGTGGATCTGATTGCTGAGCCAGGCTATACGAAACTTCACTTGCGCGGAGAGCCGACGAAGAGAATCCTCACAGATGTTGTTCATGGCTCCGACGATCCTGCGCGTAGTATGGGCATTGTTTTTGCTGAATCTGGCGCCGTGCTGGATAACATTGCAGTCATTGGCTGGCGTAAACGTACAGACGGGACTTATGAACCGCCGTCACTGACAGCGCCGAATGACGCTGGGGCAGTCCCGTGTTTTGACATTCCGGTGTTTAACGCATCAGTAATGAGCGTGAGAATGCACGACACTATGATCGCCGGTTATATCCCGGAAGGAAGTGCGTGCTACTGGATTGATGCTTCGCGCGGTGAGCAACGGAACGGAAGCGGAAATGATTTTAACGTTGATGATCGCATTAAATCAGTAGGCCCTAACGACTCTCGACAAATTGACTGCTGCTTCTGGTGGTTTCATCCTACTGTCCCATCAACTTCTGATGCAAGAAATTATTATGGTTTAAAAGTTCAGGGGCATGATGATGATATACGTAATCTTACGCGCTATCCCAGCGAGAGTGCCGCCGATAACGCCGGGGCTGAAAACTGGATTTGGGGTGGGCCAGGGACAAGCGATCACAAATTCAGAGGTAGTGTAATTAAAGGAATTAGCCTTGATTGCACTATTAGGTCCTATGTAGGAGATGACCGCTTAAATTATAATAAAGCAACTATCGTTGGCGGTGCCAATGGATATCCAGGAGCATGGCAAAACCTTACTGGTGCTGGTGGGAAATTCAGCTTTGCTGACTGCGTAATCAGGCACGGTGACATTAATCTTAAACGTGTTGCACAAGTCTGGTTTGCAAATACGTACGGTGAGGCTGGTTATTTCTATATGACTAACCTTACTGGAACCGTAACGGTATCGGACGGGTTTATAGGACAAGGTGTTCAGGATGTCACTATAAATAACCCGGATGGAACAACTCCGACAACTTACAACAGAATCAATTCACCACTCTACAAAGCGGTTAACGCAGGGAATGATGATAGGTTTGGATTGATCCACTCAAGTGGGGCGCATAACTACTACAGACCGCATATTGATGGTGTTGTGTCACTTGGGTTTGATGATGGATCAACAAGAAGAAGGTTTTCTTCTGTATATTCAAATAATATACAAACTGAATTGTTAACTTCATCGACAAACAGAAACAACGTTGGTTTCGTTAAACCGCCAAGACTGCCAAACTACACAACATCGACTCTGCCAACGCTTGGCGCAAGCGACTACGGAAGCTTGGTATTCAACACAACGACAAACCGCGTTGCAGTATGGACGTCAGCTGGATGGCGTTCTTTCCAGGAAGTTTAGGAATAATAGCAGCCCTTAACGGGCTGCTTCTACTTCAGTATGCGTTGTTGCTTTACGTTTAATGAACTGATATTCAATATATTTAAATGATAAATATGAAATGTACGCGCATACTGCTGATGATAACGCATAAATAGCAACTACATTCCATTCTGAAATGATGACCTTACCAAACAGTTTGAATGATACTAATGATATTATGTTAATAACGAGAACATGTAGCAAGTACAGGCTATAGCTTACTTCTCCGAGATATACAAAAACCTTACATTCAAATATTTTGTTTCTTGATATTATAAGTAATACAAAAATGGCACTGACTATTAAATAGCTATTCATGACAAATAGTCTTTTCTGCCCTGAGTAAAAGTACAAAGCAACAAGCGCAGCGGCGACAACTAGCAAAGCGTGGGATGCCAATCCTTTAGCTACGATCCCTTTATTAAATACGTATGCGGCAACTCCTCCGGTGGCGAACAAAGGCCAAAGCAATTCAGAACCAGAGAAGTAACCAGTTGATGCCAGCGCTATAGAAACAATCAAAGCAGTGATAAAAAGATATGTACTTTTCATTATGATGCAAAGAATTGGCATGAATAAGTAAAAAGCCCACTCAAAAGAAAGTGTCCAGATCACGACTGTATACATACCCGGATTTGCACCGCCGATGTTTTCACCAGCTCCAGCACCGTAAAAACCAAAGAAAAATAGCCTTATGATTTTGTAATAATCAAGGGATTTTAGCGTGCGGGTCGTATCGAAGCATAAAAACATAATGACGCATAGCGAAATTGCTACGATGTATATCGGGACAAGCCTCTTAATCCTTGCTTTAAAGAACTTTTCCCAATCGAATGTGGCTTTCTTTTTTATAATCTGGTCAAAGAACAGGAATCCAGTTATGCAGAAAAATATCTGAACACCAATAGAACCAAAAAAATGATTATACTGTAGTTGTGGGCTATATCCTTCAAATGTAAAGCCATAATGAGCTAAGCGCCATATGTGCGTGTTGATAACGGATATCGCAGCGATCCCTCTGAGACCATCAAGGAAGAGATACCGCCTTCCGTCACTTGATGTTAAATGAGGAAGTTTGTTCCTTGATGCAAGAATCCACATGACTAAAAAGGCAGACAAGAAAATAGCCATGTTTCCAAAGTATTCAATACGCATGAATTGTTTATTTAATTGTGTAAGGTAATAAAATTATATCACCTTTAAGGTAATTTTGTTAGGAGCAATCTGAGGTAAAGTTAACCGTATATGGTTTATTGTGTATGATGAACTCACCAACTAAGGGGGTTCTTATGCACAGTAAACGGTGGTCACTATGTCAGCCACAATGACGGTATCAGATATCAATCAGGGGCTTAGTGCTGGTGCGCTGACGGCCTGGCTGATTGGGGTTCCGTTTGAAGTGGCGTTTGGTTCACTGGCCGGAGCGGTAATTTTTGTTACCTTTGCGGCAGAGTATCCAATAAAACGCCGGTTGTTGCTGGCGGTAATCAGCTTCTTCTGCGGACTTCTCTTCTACAAACCAGCGGCAACGATTCTAATCGGCTTCGCAACGCTCGTCCCTTCCGTAACTCCTGACATGTTCGAAAAAGGAATTGTCTATTCCGCTGGCGCGTTCGTGTCGGCGATCGTTGCAGTCAGCTTTGGTAAGTATGTGTATCACCGTTCTGAAAATCCACGCGACATGCTCCCGGGGAGAAAAGACGATGACAAGTCATGAACTGCAACTATTCCTCAACGCCGCTATCTGCGGCGGCATTGCAATCAGGGTACTTCTTTTTCGTCGTGACGGGTCACGCCACCGCTGGTGGGGTGGCTGGCTTGCCTATCTGCTGATCGTCGTGGCCGCCAGCGTACCGGTACGAACCTTCTATGGGTACTACGTCAGCACAGACTGGTCGGAAGTCATCATCAAGGCCGTATTCCTCGCCGCGCTCATTAAGACGAAAGGGAATGTGGTGCAAATTTTCAAGATATCGAGGTCTCAACATGGACATTAATACGTTCCGTCGCGCCGCCGGACTCACTGAGCAACTGGCTGAGCGCTGGCATCCGCACATTGTGGCCGCAATGAAAGAGTCCGGCATTACTAAACCTGATGATCAGGCAATGTTCATTGCTCAGGCCGGGCATGAGAGCGCCGGATTCACCCGGCTTGTGGAGAGTTTCAACTACAGCATTTCTGGACTCGCCGGTTTTATCCGCGCGGGTCGTATCACTCCTGACCAGGCCAGTGCGCTTGGCCGGAAAACCTACGAGAAGGCGCTACCACTGGAACGCCAGCGCGCTATTGCAAATCTGGTGTACAGCAAACGCATGGGTAACAACGGCCCTGGGGATGGGTGGAATTATCGCGGGCGCGGACTTATTCAGATCACCGGACTGAACAACTATCGCGACTGTGGCAACGGGATAAAAATTGAGCTGGTAGCGCAGCCTGAACTGCTGGCGCAGGACGAATACGCGGCCCGTAGCGCTGCGTGGTTCTTCGCAAGCAAAGGCTGCATGAAGCACACCGGTGACCTGGTGCGCGTCACGCAGATAATCAATGGCGGGCAGAACGGTATCGATGACCGCCGCGCGCGTTATGCTGTCGCGCGTAAGGCGCTGTTATGATCTGGGCATTTGTCAAAGCTTACTGGAAACAGTTGCTTATCGTGTCGATGTTTGCTGCTCTGGTGGTCGGTGGCGTTGTTGCCTGGAATGCCCATGGTGACCGGCAGTATGACGCCGGGTATGCGCAGGCGCAGAAAGACCGCAAAGCCGAAGATGATAAAGCTCGTCGTGCTGACGAACAGGAGAAAGCTACCAATGAACGTGAAGCGCAGCAGAGGATCGACCAGGCGCGCAATGATGCACTTGATGCTGCCGCTCGCGCTGGCAGGTTGCAGCAACAGCTCGTTGCCATCCGTGAGCAGCTCAGGCAGTATAACGCCACTGTCGGCGCTGGGGCGTCAGCCGCAGACACCGGAGTTTTGCTTGCCGACGTGCTCAGCAAATCTCTTGAGCGAAACCGACAACTGGCAGAGTACGCTGACCGGGCATCCGAAGCCGGACGAGTCTGTGAAAAGCAGTACGACTCACTGACTGCGGGAAGATGA